AACATTCAAAAAAGAATTCTTCATTTATATTTCTATTATATAGTCTACTATATGCGATTTGTGAAAGAAAAGACCTAACATAAACAAGATAATTACCTTTACCTAGCTTTACAATCTCTCGTCTAATAGAATCCTTTCCTGTTTTATCAGGTCCGTCTATATGTATTATTTCTGCTTTCAATACCACTTACCTTTTTCAAGTAAAAGAACCAAACACGACATAAATCTTAATTGGTCTGAATCTACTTTTCCAAATATAAGAGTTTTATAATATTTTAGTTTTCCTGGGATGCTATGTAAGTTAAACTTATCGTCTGCTGTTTTTGAAATTTCTCCTAACTCTGTATATTTTTCTATATCGTCAGTAGGTATACATAGAACCATTTCATGTTTGTTTCCATCTACTAAATGATAACTCCATTTGTCTCCTATATATGACCTTGATTTTATTTTATCTTCAACTAAACCTTCCCAAAACTTTATCTCTTGTTTTGCAGCAGGATTTTCATAAAAACAAATTGTTAATTTAACTTCCTGTTGAACCAAAACCACCTTCTCCTCTAGTTGTATCTGTTAATTCATTAGCCTCTTCAAATTCAAAATTTGGTACTGGCATTATAATAATCTGACCTACTCTATCACCTGGTTCATACATCGTAGGATTTGTTGCACATACAGATTTTCTAAATCTTAATTTTACAGGACCTCGATATCCAGAATCAACAACACCTACACAATTTGCAAGTAATAAATCTGTTTTTGAAACAGAGCTTCTTGGAAATAAAAGACCTACATAACCTTTTGGTATTTCCATTGCCAAGCCTGTATCGTATTCTATATATTTTTCAGATTTTTCTGTGAACCCATCGCACTTTTCGTTATATTTTATAGTCATACTAATAGATGTTAAATCCATACCAGCATCACCTTGCTTTGCATATTTTGGTATTATAGCTGTTGGGTCTAGTTTTTTAATTTTTATCTTCATAAATTACCTCTAATATATTTCCGTTAATTATTTTTATTCCTTCATTTAGTTTTCTTGATAATGCATTTTCTGAATATAAACCTAAGTTCTTTTTTAGATAAACCTTGAATCCACTATCAGAAAGTTTATTTGCATTCGCAATATCATCGTCAATACAAAATGCTACTTGCGTTGGGTCAAAATTATTTATAATATATTTTTCTTTTTCTTCGTCAAATACAATAGCATCATAACATATATTATTATCTTTCAACCATTTTAATGTATCTGAATATATTCTAAAATATTTTTTATATGGTCTTGCTGTAAGTAATACAACATTATATTTTTTACATGTTGATTCCATAAAGCTTTTTGCATTATCTAAAATATCCAATTTAGCCTTTATTCCACATGTTCTATATTCTGACTTTATTCTATATTGTTCTTTTTTATCAACACACCTCTTGAACTCACTAAGTGAAGTAAACTTTGTATTTATTTGTTTATTTACCCATTCTAAAAAACCACCAGGCCAATCTGCAAGAACGCCATCGATATCTATAAAAGCAATTTTCTTGTCTGAAGCTTTTATTTTTTTCATTACCTCTTCTTGTTTAAATTTAGCTTCAACAACTTTAGATTTATCTATAAACTTATTATGTAAATCATCGACTGTAAAACCATTGAGTTGTATTATTCCAAAAAGATATTTTAATACATCAACGCACTCCTCTAACACATTATCATTAACATCTTCTGTATTTTTTGTTGTGTGCATTTTCCAATCAATCTCATCGAGTACCTCATACACTTCTTTAGACAGCGCTAGAACGTACTCCTTATTCCATTTTACTTTTAGTTCCTTATCATCAAGGACGTCTTTTATAGATAAACCTTGTTTTTGAAAAAACTTTTCAGTGAATGTTTTTTGTATTTCAAATATTTCTTTTAGTCTGTCCATTCTTTTACCCTATCTAAAACTTCATTTGCTTTCATTTTATGGCTCCATTGTGCAAATCTACCTAACATTTTTATACCACACATCTCATCAATATTTTCATTATATTTTAATTGTAGTGGTATGTTGATAAATCTAGTTTGTATTTTATTTTCTTGTATACTATTACCTTCTATTGGTTTTACAGATTCATAAACTATATAATCTCTGAAATATGTACATCTTGTCCAATCTGCAGATATTGAATATACGTAATCATAAAATGTTGATGGGTGGCCTGTATCTAAAGCATGTTGTATTGAAAAACCATATTCACATTTATAAAAACATTTTGTTGATGTTGATAAATCTAATTTGTATTTTTTACATTCTGCATTTATATTATCAGAAAGTTTTTTTAATAAATTTAGATTTAATGTAGAAATAATATCTGAATATTCTTTGCTTTTACCATTAGTAAAATATATTATTTTATCTTTTGTGTTTATTGACTTTACAGAAGTTTTAATAAGCTGTCCTCTGTCTTCAATTATTTTTAATAATCTAACAAAAAATTCTTTATAACTATCCTCACCATAATCACCAAATTCTATATGAGCAATTTCTGTCTTGCCTTCAGACAAATGACTTCCTTCGCTTTTTTTGCCTCTAGTTCTCAAGCTGTATTGTTTTTTGAAGTTGTCATCTGGCGTATCATATACACCATTTACTTGGTGATATCCAATTATAGCATGTACTATTTTTAATTCTTCTTTTGGTATGATTGTTTTTATAAACCATTTCATATTTTGAGTAGATTGTAATAGTCTTGGACCTGGAATAAAAGGCATGTTTAATTGGCCTAATGGTTTTTCGTCTATAACTTTATAGTTTTCGTTGTAATAAGCTGCTATAAGACCAGCTGGTCCCGCACCTAAAATATAATTATTTTCCATTTCTATAACCTTTTATCATTTTATAATATAACAAATTTTTCCGATATAATAAAATTTATTTTAACCAATTTTTTTCTTCTTCATCTGTTGGCCAACCTATAGGTAATTCGCAATATTTACAAACCCACATGATGCCTCTTTTGTTTATAAATTTTATTTCCTTTTCTTTATGCCGACATTTTTCTTGTATATCTTTTATTTCTTTTTTTATCTTTCTCAGTCTTTCGTTTAGTTTGGATACGTCCATTGGAGTTCTCCTGTATTTCATTTTGCTTAACCAAAAATTCTTTACAATATAACTCCTCTATCCAACTATTATATTTCACAAGCACCTCCTGCACATGCTAATTCGCCTGATAGATTTGTATTATCTTCTATTTCACTAACGTTTGATAAATCTACATTTGTCAATGATTTCATCATTTCTTTATATTTTGTTTTTGTAATATCTTCAAACGGTGCTTGGATATATGTTCCACCGTCGTATGGTAATACTGACAGACCATTATAATATTCTCTGTTTTCCCACATCCATTCTCCAGTATATTCCCAATCTTTTTCTTTTAATGAAATTGTTGCAGATACATTATGGGTATTTGAACCTTTTCTGTGGCCACCTCTTACCCAATGTGTTGCAACCTTCTTAACTCTATCTAATAATGCAAATGGAGATTCTGTTCTTAATATTGCACCGTCTGGGGCCTTTTGTGGTATTTCAATAACTGCAGTATCATGTGGTCTAAAATATTCATCTTGTACTAATTCTGGATGATTGTCATTTATATATGGATATATTGATTCATTTTTGCCAACTCGTATGCGTCTGATATAATGGTTATTATGCCACGCATGAATACCAGAACTAGTTCCTAATACTAATGAAGTTGTTCCTGCAGGCTTTACTGTGGTACATCTTGCTGCATTTTTAATTCCAATTAACTTTGCAACTCTTGAATTTTCTCTTTTAACTACAGCTGCTGCCTTTTTCATATCATAACCCAATACAACACCACTACTTATTCCTGTCATTGAAACTCCTATAAGAGCTTCCTTCTCTGTAGTTTCTTGCCAAACTTCTCTTAAATAATGGAACTCTGAATATCCTGCTTGTAATGTCCCAATAAATGATGCAGCTTTTACTCTTGCATTTAAGTCTTCTTGTGATTCGATATTTGAAACATTTACTTCACAAAGATTACAAAACTGAAAAGGTCTTAAAGCAATTTCACAACAAGGATTAGTTCCCCAATCTTTATCGTTGTTTAGATAGATTCCAGGCTCTCCATTTCCAGAAAGTCTAACACGCTCCCATAAATCTAAAAAAAATTCTTTAGTAATTTTGTGTCTCATTAAACATGCAGAATTATTTGCTCTACCTCTTTGTGCATTTAGTTCCCACCATTTACCAGATTTACAACTAATCATTTCATTATCATCTGCACTAAATAAACTAATAAGTGCTGCTCTTCTGATACCTCCTGCCAATACAGCATCAGCTATATGGCAAACAATATCATGAGCTTCTAATGTAGTAAGTTGGTCTCCAGTATCTTTTGCTTCCAACATTCCTTTTATTTTAACAATACATTCTTTAAGTGGCTGAGGTCCCGGAGCTTTTCCACCAGAAGTAATAAGTCTTGCGCCTTTTGGTCTAATATCTGAATAATCAAAACAAATTTTTGAGCCACCGCCATTCATATATGATTTCATTAATATTCTTATAGCATCTGCCCAACCTTCAATAGAATCCCCAATTAAAAATCTTTTATTTCTTTTTGGATAGGGTTTGCTTATTGCTGGTAATTTTTCTATGTGATGTTTCTGAACAGAATATCCTACACCAGTTCCACCTAACAACAAAAACATTGTTTCACTAAAAGCATCTATGTGGTCGATTGGAAGGTATGCGCAATTATAAATTCTGTTTGGTGATATTTCAATAGGCTTTCCTGCAAATTGCATTGACCTCATTGAAGGTAATACTTTTTTATCATATACAAATTTATAATTCTTTTCAATATCCTTTGCAAGTTTTGGGAATTTTTTTTGATGCATTTCTTTATTTCTTGTTACCAATTCTTCCCAAGTCTCTCTTCGATTTAGTTCTGGAACATACTTTGCGTACTTCATATAAACTGTTATTTCTGATAAAATTTGATTTGATATATCCATAGTTGCTCTTCCTTTATTATATATGTGCGAAAAAATACTGCTGGCCGAGATTATATAACCAGCTTACTAGTATAAATATAATATATATACTCATTAATTATCTAGTTCTTCAAATCTTTTTTTCATTTCTTTTCTTAAATACTCTTCGTGATTACTCATTTGTGATTTGAGTTCTGCACCTCTTACAGATTTTTCATCAAAGACATCAAAGCTACCATTATTTGTATTTATTTGACTTGGAAATGTTATACCATCTGGTCCAAATCTATTTTTAATAACATGTATTCTTCCTGTGCCTGCTACTTTATCTTCTATTTTTCTTGATAATGACATTACAAAATCTGCTGTCATTATTTTTGAATATGATTCTGCAATTTTATCGGCCTGTATTACATCTTCTTGTAAAGAACTTCTATTTGATTGTGACGCTGTCCAAACTGGAACGTCCATTGTACCTGCCAAGCCTCTAAGTTCTTCATAGATATTTCCAAGTTCTAATCTATAATCTTTATTATGTCCTGAACCTCGTAATAAATCTGCATAGTCAACTATAATCATATCTGGTTCTCTTCCTAAAATTCTATATCTTTCTACATGAGAAGCAATTGTTGAAATTGCTGCTGTTTTAGTTGGATAATATTTTATAATAAGATTACCTTGAATCTTTTCAATAGTTTCTTTTACTGAGTCTATATTATATTTTAATTCTTGGTTTGCAATTTTTGTAATAACTGAATCATATCTTAATCCAACATAAGACTCATTTAATTCTAATGTATAATGTAAAACATTTTTACCTAACTTAATTACATTTGCTCCTAAGTTAATAAGTAAAAAAGATTTACCAATACCGGCTGGTGCAACTACAACTCCTAGCTCACCTTTTCCTAAACCTCCATCCATAAGATTATCTATAACATCCCAACCTGTTGGTAGTATATGACGTGCTGCTTGATTATATCTATCTTCTACAGATTTTATATACTCATGACCTACATTTCTTTCAGCACCAGCTATCATAGCTTTATCAATTTTAGATTTAATTTCGTCATACTTACCGTGTTTCAATAATTCTACAGAATCAACAATAGCATTTTTTAAAACTTTATTTTTACAAAAATCTAATGTTTGTTCCATTACAAAATCTAAATCAGCAGAATCAAGATATCTATAAGCATCTTTAACATTTGATACTATACTTTTTTTAAGTACCTCATCTGTTATTTCAGATATTTTTACTTTTAATACTTCCGCTGTTGGTTGTGATTTATATTTTATAAAATAATCTTTGATTGTGGAAACCAAAAATTGATTTGATTCATTTTCAAAATATGATTCTTTAAGAATATCATTTATTTGCTGTAAAAATTGTTTGTCTTTAATAAGACATGTTATAATTTTTATTTGAAATGTATATCCAAATTCACTTAATCTATCGTTCATAACTCTTTGCTGCCATTGCGTCTAAATGTGAAAAACAATTCTTTAACCAAAAATCTGGATTTTTAATTGCTGCATTTAATTTATCTTCCAACATCATTGTTTGAAATTTATATTTTACTAATCTATTTACTGGTTTTCTTACAGCATCAATAATTAATGATTTTATTGTACCTGATATATCTACATCTACTAATTGCATTAATTTATAATTCATTCTCATTAACTCTTCACTTTCAGAAATTGTTTTTATAATTTTTGATGTGTCGTCTGAATTTTTTGTATAATCTAAAATTTGCTTGATTGTTATTTTTCTATCCTCAAATAATATAGGAAGTCTCTTTGCAAGAGTTTTTACACCAACGCCTTTTATTCCTGGTATATTATCTGAATTGTCGCCTGTTAATGTTCTATATAAAAGAAAGTTATGTGCAGGTACACTAAAATCTTCCATTACAGTATCTTTGAAATAATACTTTTTCTTTGTTGGAGACCAAATTTGAACTCTATTATCTACCAGTTGTAAAAAATCTTTATCAGTTGACATTATAAAAAATTGACTTGCAGGATATACTTGCTGAGAAATATATGCCATTGAATCATCTGCTTCTATATTCTCTGGAGCTAATGTTGTAATTGGTAATATATCAAGATATTGAACAAGTCTCTGTATTTGTTGAGACATTGCAATTCTTTCGTCTTCTTGATTATTGAAGGAATTGAGACGGGTTAACCGCTTTCTAACTTTTCTGTTTGCCTTATAATCGGGGAATAGTTTTCTCCGTTTGGCAGAACCACCTTTTCCATCAAAACATATAATAACCCGTGTAGGTTTAATGTTTTTGATTGCATAACCTATAGAATGCAGAAAACCCGTCATCCCTCCAATATGTACACCATCATCATTTGTACTTGGATTAACAGCGAATGCTCTAATAAAAGTATTTAATCCGTCAATTAACAATATTCTATCATTTGGTAATTGTTTTGCTGAATTACCTTCTTTAAGGTTTTTCAGGATATCTATATAACTTTTCTTCATGTATTAAATATAACAAAAATTTTTGATATATAGAAATAAAAAACGTACTAAGTGGGCAAGTTTTTAATTTATTTCTATAAACTTCGCTTTCGCGTTTTCTGATTTTGGTACTGTAATTTGTAACAAACCATTTTTCATTGTTGCATCCAATTTTGATAAATCAAAATCAGGGCTAACTTTCCATCCCATATCAAAACTTCTCCTTGCTATACCTCTATGCATAAAACTTGGAGCTTCTTCATCAGATGGGTTAGCATCTATGTTTGGTTTACTGTAAGCAATCTTTAAAGTATTGCCTTCGACTGAAACCTTAATGTCGTCTTTTTCTAGTCCAACACAAGCAATATCAAAGCAGAGTGTATCGTTTTTTGTAAATACATCTACTGGATAATCAGGTTTTGATTCCACAAAGGAACCGAATCCTACATTTGTATCGAAAAAGTTTTTGAATAATAAATCGGTGGAGAGAAGTCTCTCACCTAATAAGTGTCTTGTCATAATAAATCTCCTTAAATAATTTTAATGTTAAACGCCCACATAGTACGTTAATCATATATAAATATACAGCTTAATTCTCTTAATTCTGCCATGCTGTATGAATCATTTCTTCGCCTGGTTTCCATTCACTTTTTCTACCATTTGCTTTAGGTCTACCAGTATATACTGCAACTGTATGTTTTTCTTTAATTTTAGAAAGTGCACGATTTACATCTGTTTCTGTTAATAAATCTCTTACAGTTATTGTATTTTTTAAAATTGTTTTTTTCTCCTTAATTTTTTCTGCTTCATTAGGAGCTTCATTAGAATCTTTATAGATTTTTCCTTTGTGTCGATACACATATCTATCAGTTTCTATTTGAACTTTTTTTACTTCTGCTAAATGTACTGTTAATCTTTTCATAATATATAAATTTTAATTGTTTTAAAAATAAAGGCTCTTGGTTGGTTAAATTAATCGAATCTATAAATGAGGATTTTTAACTCTTAACATTCTGTACCACGGGAAGGTGGCCTTTTTTCACAGAACAAAGGTATTGTTATAACACCTTGATTACATCAGATTTTTTTACTTCAACAACTTCAAATCCTACTGAGCCCTCTTCAAAATCTTTGTTAACTATTGCTTCTGCATCTGTAACTGATACTGCTGAAACTAAATAAGCTTCCTTCTGCCATTTGATTCTTTTACCATTATCATTTGCAACTTTTACTCTTACTAAATAATACATAACCTTTTCTCCTTTTAATTTAATTATATAACAGTTCCTTACGATGCGGCAGGGTTCGAACCTGCAGTTTTTCAAGTACCATTTTGTAGGCTAAAAACTTAAAAAAAGCCTTATAAGTTTCTGTACTCTTTAGAAACTTGAGGACAGCGTTACTGCCTCGATTAGCCTCTTTGATTACACGTAATCTTTGAGGTGCGTCTCTCCAAGATAGTATTTTCATGTTTTATATACATGTCAACTATCATTCCGCCACGCATCAGAACTGTTAACCTGTTGGCACATCATCATCACCAATTTCGATATCATCAATACCAATACTATCAGTTTTGTATGCCATTACTAATGTTTCACAAATCTTATTATAAATACATTCTTTTCTTTCTGGGTTTGAAAGTATTTTATTTTCAAAATCTTTAGATAAGAATTTAATATCCTCACCTGTAATATCACAAGTATAAGTATACCAACTTCCACCTTGTTTCAATAAATTATAATCTTTCATTACTTGAAGCCAACTTCCTGTATCATCAATTCCTGATTCGAAAAAGATGTTAAATTCTGCTGTTCGTAATGGAGGACCCATTCTATTCTTTACAACAATGCATTTTGTTTTAATACCTATAGTTTGTTCTTTGCCTTGAATCTTTGCTTTAATTTGACCTGCTGCTTTTAATCTCAATCTACATGACGCATGAAACTGGATTGCTTTTCCTCCACTTGTTGTCCAAGGGTCTCCAAACATAACTCCTAATTTCTGCCTAAGCTGATTTGTAAATATCAAGCAAATTCTTTCTCTACCAACAAGTTGTGTTATTTTTCTCATTGCTTTTGAAAGTACAATTGCCTTGCTAGTTGCCCAACCTTCTTTATCATAATCTTGAGATTGTTCAATTTTTGTTGTGGCTCCTGCTACTGAATCTACCACTATAGAAACTAATCTATTTTTGTTCGATTCTTTAACTTTAACAATAATATTTTCTATTACTTCAAAAATATCTTCAACAGTTTCCAATTGAATATATAACATTTTAGAAATATCAATACCTATTGCTTCAAGAAAATCTTCATTGCAAGCATTTTCTGTATCAATGTAAACAGCTAGCCCACCTTTCTTTTGAGTATTAGCTAATGCATGAGCTGCCAAGAGTGATTTACCAGAAGCTTCCATCCCAGTAATTTCAGTAATTCTGCCTACTGGCAAACCACCATTTGGTCTATTTGATATAGCTAAGTCAAGTAAAGATGAACCAGTACTTACCCATTCTGTTAAATCAGTTGGTGTATCTTCAGTACCATCTAAAAAATAAGCTACTTTCATACCTTTAAATTGCTTATTTAATGATGATGCTAATACATTAGCCAATTCATCTCTTTTTGTTTTTGTCTTTGCCATAATTATTCCTTACTCATTAAATAATTCGTCAAATGCAGATTCAATATTCTCAGTCTGTTGTGTGCCTGTAGAAGTTGATGTAGCTACTTCTTTTTCTTCTTCGCCATCTGGATTTAACCATTCTTCAAGTACAGCTTTCAAATCATCATAAGATTGTTTTTTGAAAATATCATAAATATCTTTTTGACCATTTACAATTTTTTCTGCAACATTAGAATCTTCCGTTGCCGCTGTCTGATTTGGCTTAACACGAATAGTAGTTTTTGGAAACTGCCCTACTCCTTCTGCTGGTGTAAACTCAACTAAAACATCTCTTCCAGCTTTTACATCTGTGATGTCACCATAGTCTGGGTCAGCTATAAATCCTAATAATTCAGTATATACTTGTTTACCAAATCCCCAAAGCTTAACACCTTCTGATTCTTTACCTCTTACTAGTACAGGAACATATACACGCATTTTTGGTGTAAGTTTCTTAGCTAATTTGAAGTCATCTGATTTTCCAGTTGCTCTAAGTTTTTGAGCGAACTCTTCAA